CAGATTTTTCATTATACCCATCAGGTACATTACCAGGATCAGACATTGTTCTTCCTTTACCATATAATGCAGCTAAATCATGAGGTGTACCATAGGATTTTCCTGTTTCAACTGGGTCATTTCCTTCAGCTTCGATTTGTGCTAATCTAAATTTACGTTTAGCATCTTCTCTAACTAGATCTCTATATTCATCATATTGGTCTTCACTAAAGTGATAAATATTATCGTAAATCCAATCAGATGGGACTAAACCTTGTTCTAATAAAGTAGCAGATAATTCTGCTTTTGACTTCATTAACTCAATTCTTTCTTGATCATAAATGATAGAAGGAGTAGTCATATTTAAAGTAAAATTAGTCAAAGATTCGTCTGTGTATCCTTGGGTATATAGGTGAACTAATGCAATTTTATTAAGTTCAGATAATATAATTCTTTGGATTCTATCAATAGTACGTGCAAATCTAATATCTTGTTGAGCTAAAGTTGCTTTTCCTTCTATACCTTCTTCATATCCTAAAAAAGCTTTTGGAATTTTTAAAGCGGCAAATAATTTACCTCTTAAATATTCTACATCTTGTATTCCATCATATTGTAATCCCGGGGAGGTATCTATTTTTGTTGTATTATCATTACCACGAACAGGTATATAAAAATCTTCTAACATATTTTGCATGTTATATTTCAAGTTATACTCTCCTGTTTTTTCATCTATCATAGGAGTACGTTTCATACTTGAAATAGTTTTTTGCATAAAAGTTTCTATTTCATTAGGAGGAATAGCTCCAACATTTACATAAAATACTCTTTTTTCTGGGGCGCGAGCAATTCTGTGAATTAACATTGCATCTTCCATTAAAGAATATTGTTTATATAATTTTCTGGCAGGTTCAATATATGCTCTACCATAAGGTAAATAATTGACATCTCCTACTAATCTGAAATGAGCCATTTCATAATTATCAAACACAATTCCTGTGGTATTATCTGGGTTTTGGTTTACTGTGTAATACCCAGAACCTACACTACCACCTCCATTAATTCCTTCTGGATTATATAAATATCTAATGGCTGCTGGATTTTTTTCATCATATCCTTCTTGTCTTTCCATATGATAAGCAGTATAAGGTATAACATTGTATACACCAAATTTTTCAGCAATTTCTAATTTTAAGAAAAAATCTCCATATTTGCACATTTGACGTATCCACATCCACATATTAAATTCAATATTTAATACATCATAAAATAGATTATATAATATTTTTTGAATATCTTCATTAGCACTTCGTATAGATAATACTTCACCCATATCATTTTTAAGTGTAGATTCATCAGCTAATATATCTAAGGCAGAAGCAATAATAGCATCTTGATCCATTACATCATATTCTGAATAGATCATTGTTCTTAAATATTGATAATTTAAGTTAAATTGAGCTCCATATAAAGAAGAGGGTGCAGTAGAGTATATTCTATTGTATCTATCTACTAATGCATTAGTTTCATATTCACCACTGGATTGGACATGACCTGAGTCAATAGTCTTAATTTGGTTTCCACCAACATTTCTGATTACTACATCTGTTGAAAATAATCTTTTTAATCTGTTAAATACGCTTTTATCAGCCATAATTTATTATTATTATTATAAATATTACTACAGGAGCCAACTAATATCTTCTTTACCATCTTTAGTTTTTATATGGTAAGGATTATCTATACCCTGTGAGAAACCATAACTACCCTGATATGGAGTTCTATTTACTTTCATGTTATTTAATGTGGATTTGGTTAAATCCAATCCTCTTTGTTTAAATTTTAATGCTGTATCTCTAATATACATAGCAGTACCAAAAGCCATTACTAAATCATCATTATAACCAGTTTGTGCTTCTGCTCTACCATTTTTCCAAACAAATACTTTCATTTCTTCAACTAATCTTTTTGATTGAATAGTTACACTTTTATCTGCTATATATTCTTGAAATTTACCTATTACCATAGGTCTAGTTCTAGATGACATAGTAAAACCAGCTACCATTTTTGAATGGTCTTGGTATTTATCAAAATACGAATTAGCATTTGCTTCTCCACTCTTTTGTGAATAATAAAGGTTAGAGTATTGTCTATCAATAGCAACTTGTATAGTTGCCCAACCAATATTAGCATTTTCTATTACTAATAATGCTTCATTATATTCAGTAGCTAAACCTACTAATAAATGTCCAAATTCTTTAGTACCTATTTGTCCTTTATATTCAGCAACTTGTACATTTGTTTCAACATCCATTACATGGCATGTAGAAAAATCTTTTCCATCCCCCCGAGCAACATCAGCTACAACCATATAAGATCTAGTATAATCAGCATTTTCCCAAACCCAAAGATTTTGATCTGCTCCTCTGCGCTCTAATGGATCTTTAATAAAACTTTTTTCATAATATTCTAAATATTCATTGTAAAATACTATATCACCAGATGTACTAAAATCACAATCACATTCTTGAGCTGCTAATCTAGGATCACCTAATAAGGAATCCTGAGAATCTCTCCATGATTGGTCTCGTTCTGGATGTACATACCAAGGTAATTTAATAGGTAAAAATTCATTTTCTCCATTTTCAGCTTTAACCCAAGTTTGATGAAACCAATTACCTGTACCATAAGGGGTTGATAATACAATTGCCCCACCACCCGTTGCTAAGGTTTGTTGTGCAGAAGCCCATGTTTCAGCAATATTATCAATAAAAGCAGCTTCATCAATAATTAATAAAGATACTGCTTCTGATCTTGCGGCATCGGCATTAGATGATTTTGCTTGAATTTTTGAACCATTTTTTAATCGTAAAGATAATTTATTATTTTCTGCAGAATCTACTTTAAGCCACGAGGGTAAATTTTCCCACATAAACTGAACTTTTGTTACTAGATTTCTTGCTGTTGCCTGTGTAGTTGCTAGTGCTAATACATTTCGATCTTTATGGAATGTCATTAACCATAATGAGTAACCAGCAGTTAATGTTGATATTCCTAATTGTCTAGACTTTAATATAGCACTATAATCATTATTTTGAAATAACGTTAATACTTTTTCTTGAAAAGGGTATAAATTAAATTGTATACGTCCACGTTGAGGATGCTGTATATAACAATACTTACGCATAAAATGTACTGGGTCTTTAGCACATCTAAGATACTCTTGACGTATTACTTTTTTTAACTCTGACATAAGTTATTTTAATAGTAAAATTACACCACCAATTGTAATTAATCCTGCTCCTCCTAAAAGTTTAGTTTTTAGTTTTTGCTTTTTTAATTCTAGTTTAAGTTTTTTATTTAAACTTTCAGTAAATTCTATTTGAGAACTTTTAGTAGCTAAAATAGAATTAAAATTATTAATTTGAAAATTAAGATTATTTATAACACTATCTTTTAATATAACTTTATTTTCTAATAAAGAGTATTTTGTTGTTATTAAACTTAATTCTTTTTTAAAACTATCTCCAGTTATTAAATCTTTAATTACTAATCTGGCTATTGGTTTTTTTAATTGAATCGAGGTACTGTCTATAACGTTCTGTGAAAAACTGTTCAAGCTCATCATCCCCAAAAGAATCAACATTATTAACTTTCTCATTTGTTTGTCTTTTTAATGTAACTATTTTACTATCTTGTTTACTAATTTCTTGGTCTAATTTAGTTATTTGACCATTTAATGTATCAATTTCTAATGTTAATTCCTCATTTATACTATGTAAGGAATTAATTTTATCTTCTAATGCTTCTATTTTACTGTTATATTCATTTATATATTCTTCTTCATTTGAAGAGTACATACTAATTAAATAGTAAGCTCCAAAAAATACTATAGCAATATATAAAAACCTTTCCTTAGATGACATTATATTTTCTTTTTATCTAGAATACTTTCTAGTTCTTTTTTTAATTTAGTTTTCTTTTTTAAAGTTTTAACTAATTTTTCTTTTTCTTCACCTTCAGCTTTAGAATATTTTTTAGCTAAGGACTTCATTTCACGAGTTAATAAAGCTAATTCTTCTTTTGCTTTGGCTAAACCTTTTGTTTTTTTAATATCAGATTTAGATGGTTCTTTATCTTCATTTTCTTCTAACTTATAACTTGCTGTGCTATCTTTTACACCTTGAAGAAATCCTCTTCTATAATATTTGTAATCAAGTGGATTATTTATACCAATTACATCTTTATTAAAATGCATACTTACAGCATATTCACCATCGTCATATCCTATGTCTTGTAAATCATCTAGACCTACATTAG